TCTAAAAATTGCCCCGGGGGGTCTTTTGGCGCAACTTTTTGGCCCCCGAAAGTCCGCCGGAAGTCTCTGGTAGTAAGTGCTAAGGAGGTGAAAGGACGGTGCCACCTCGACAGAGGAAAGCCGAAGACACAACAAGCCGAGGTAAACCGGCCGAAACTTCTGAAGGGAGGGAGAATCAGCTCGTTTCGCTGGCCATCGACCTCGCCGAGAAGCAACTTAGGGACGGAACGGCCTCAGCTCAGGTGATCAGTCACTACATCAAGCTCGGTTCGTCTCGTGAGAGGCTTGAACAAGAGCGCTTGATGCTCGAGAACAATCTGACGAATGCCAAGATCGAGAACCTAGCTTCGCAGAGTCGTATGGAGGAGCTCTACGTCGAAGCGATCGCGGCCATGAAGCAGTATTCAGGTCAGAAGCCAGCGTCTGGAGGATCCGATGAGGATTCGGACGTATTCTGAGCTCCGCCGGCTCGACACCCTACGCGACCGGTTCGATTACCTCAAGCTTTCGGGCCGAGTTGGTGATGCGACCTTCGGTTTCGATCGTTACGTCAACCAATTGTTTTACCGCTCGAAGGAATGGCGCGATGTCCGAAGTCGCGTCATCGCTCGAGACCTAGGGTGCGACCTCGGGATCCCAGATCATGAGATTCACAGCGGTCTCTATATCCATCACATGAACCCGATGACCGTCGACGACATCGTGCGCGGTGATGACAGCATTCTAGATCCTGAGTATCTCATCACGACCAGGTTGAACACTCACAACGCCATCCACTACGGCGATGAGAGACAGCTACCAGTGCTTGTAGAGCGCAGGCCTGGCGACACCAAGCTTTGGTGAAGGAGAAACCATGCGATCAGCGAACATGATTGTCCTGACACGACAAATTCAGGAGAAGCGCCCCGGAGTCATCATCTACGGCATCGGCGACGATGCCCACAAGACTCAGACTTCCGGTCACAACGAGGACGACACCCCCGGTGTTCGTGCTGAGGACCAGGACGCCGACGACAAGCGAGAGCATCGTGCTCTCGACGTCATGATCGGCCCCCACTTCAGTGCTGCCGACGCCGCGGCTCTGTACAAGGATCTGACGACGATCCCGGAGAACCAGAAGCGTCTCCTGTACGTCATCTACAAGCGCAAGATCACCTCGGCAAGTCGCAACTGGGTCGAGCGGGACTACGAGGGTGACAACCCTCACACCGACCACGATCACATTTCCGGAGAGGCGGATGACGACGAGAACACGGCTCCGTGGATCCTCAGCGATTGGGGTGCTGCTCCTGGTGTGCCTCCACTTCCGCCTGGACTCCCGCTTCAGCTCGAGGTCGACGGCGAGCTCGGACCCAAGACGATCAAGCGGTGGCAGCAGGTCATGGGAACTCCGGCTGACGGAGTCATCACGCCCGGCAACAGCCTGCTCGTCAAGGCGGTTCAGCGTCGGCTCAACGAATTCGGCTACCGTCTCGTGGTCGACGGCGACGGCATCTACCAGAACGGCAAGCGCTCCAAGACCATCGGCGCTCTTCAGCGTTATCTGAAGGTCCCGGTCGACGAGTACCTCTCCGTGCCGGTGTCGAACACCGTCAAGGCGCTTCAGCGCCGCCTGAACGAGAACAAGTTCTAGCCTAGGAGGTCCCACGTGGACAGTATCCTCGACAGCGTCAAGAAGAACTTGGGTTTGGGGAGCTCCTACGATGTCTTCGATGCGGACATCATCCTGTTCACCAACTCAGTATTTTCGACGCTGAATCAGCTCGGTCTCGGCCCGGCTAATGGCTTCATGATCGAGGACGACACTGCCACGTGGGATTCATTCCTCGGCGGTGATCTTCGATTCAACGACGTCAAGACCTATGTTTATCTTCGAGTCCGACTCTTGTTCGATCCTCCCCAGACTGGGTATCTGGTGGATGCTCTCGACAAGCAGATCAAAGAGCTTGAATGGCGAATGAACGTTCGCTGGGAAGACGACAACTGGGTTCAAGCGGACCCGTCGCCTTCCGTCCCACCAAACTTCCCCGATGAAGAAGACGAAGTCGTCCTGGACGGTGGAGAATCATGACCATCTATCGATTCAAATTCAGGCGCGATCCCGCCGCCGAATGGACACTTCACAACCCCACCCTCCGAGAGGGCGAACCGGGGTTCGAGACCGACACCTACCAGTTCAAGATCGGCGACGGCTTCACGAGGTGGAACGATCTTCCTTACATCGCCGGCGGCGGGGGTGGCGGGGGATCGGTTTTCAGTGTATTCGGTCGGACAGGGGCGGTAATCGCTCAAACCGGAGACTACACCAAGGCCAACGTGGGTCTCGGCAACGTCGACAACACGAGCGATGCGAACAAGCCTGTCAGCACAGCCACTCAGACTGCGTTGAACCTGAAGGCCGACGCAAGTGCTATGACCACTGCGCTTGCTTTGAAGGCAAATTCCAGCGATGTGACTACGGCGCTCGCCGGTAAGGCAAGTCTTGTCTCCGGGAAGGTACCTTATTCCGAGCTTCCTGCTCTGGCGTACCGTGGTTCCTGGGCCGGCGCGACTGTGTATCATGCTGGTGACAGTGTGATGCATTCGGAGAGCTTGTTTGCAACCGCCGCCGGGGTTGCTGCGGACGTGGCACCGTTCGAGTTGACGGATCTCGTCACAAGCTCTCCGACCAACACTGATACGAACGACTTTGACGAGTACGAGTTCTTTTCCTACATCGACGTGAGTGAACGTACTCGGATGACCGGGATCACGTTCATCAAGGTAGCGACGCAGACAGAAGTTCCGTTCACGGTCAGGCTTTGGGACCGGGACCTGTCTCAGACGCAACCTCTCCTCAAGGCCACAACGGTCACTATCGCGTCGAACTACGCCGGCGACGTCTTCGTTCCGGTCATCTACGATCTCGAGCCGGGAAAGAACTACGCTGTTTCCTTCAGCCTCGGTTACGGCTCTGGGTTTGGTTACGTCTACACCCCTGGGTACACCTTCCCAGTTGCCAACGGTCCTGTGACGCTCCGGAACGCTGGCTTCTCGAACGCAGAGGGAACGATAACGGCGCCAACCCTGGGTACGTTCTACCACGTCGGTATGGAATTCCAGAAAGTGAATTCTGGCTGGACTCGCCTCGCAAATCTGATTCCCCCCGCGGGCGCGAAGGGCGACAAAGGCGATACTGGTGCAACCGGCGCTGCAGGAACCAATGGTACTAATGGCACGAACGGTACCAACGGAGCGGACGGCGCCGACGGGGCTGATGGTCCGCCTGGGCCGCAAGGAGACGGAGCATATCCTCTCTCTGGCTACGGTTTCCACTCGGCCAGTGTTCCAATCGAGACCGCTCGAAGTGATTCGACACACGGACCCGCATGGGCTACGCGGGTTTACGTCCCTGCAGGGAAGGCGATCAACACCATCGGTGTATTTGTCTCTCAGACGGGGGCAGTCGGTTCAGGTAACAACGCTTTCGCGGTCTATGACGATAGCGGGAATTTTGTCGCCTCGACGCCGACCGACAACAACCTGTGGGTGGCCGATCACGCCTGGGTTCTGAAGAACCTCTCTTCTCCAATCGCCGCTCAAGGATCGGGCCGGTTCGTCTATATTGTGACGTCGCAGAACGGCTCGTCGACTGACGCGAACATCGCTTATCTGAACATTGGATTCGGCGAGAAGATGATGAGCGGCGGTCCCACTGGGAAGTTCCGTTCGTTCACTCTCAGCGGGACGGGATCCAGCTTCCCTTCGACGATCAACGTTGCCACTCCGAGCGGTAACTTCGGTTATTTGCCTTTGGTGGTCTTGGCCTGAAAGGAGGGCCCATGAGAGTACTGGAATTGTACCACTTCGGCATCAAAGGTATGCGCTGGGGTGTTCGTCGAAACAAGAACAAGATGGACGGCGCCTCCGATGACGCCAAGGCAGCCTCCGAAGCCAAAGCCAAGGTGAAGAAGGGCGGCGTCAAGTCGCTCAGCAACCAAGAACTTCAGGCGCTGGTCAAGCGGATGAACTTGGAACAGCAGTTCAACCAGCTGAAGCCTCCGCCGAAGGGAAAGGCCGCGGCGAAACTCGTTTCCGAGGTTCTCCTCAACGTGGGGAAGACTCAGGCTACGAGACTCGCCAACGATGCGGCAGCAAAACAGTTGGCGGCGCTACTCAAGAGATGAGAGCAACATGGACAGTGAGCAGCTGGACACACTCGAAGAGTTCCGGAACAAGCACATGGCCGACGGCGACTGGATCGTCAAGCCGGCCATCCCTGCGTCGACAGTCGAGGTCACGAACACATCCAAGCACGCGATGTTCGTCGAGGTCACCGGCGGCACCGTCACTGCGGTGAAGGTCGACACCGTCACCGTGGGCGCGCGCGTGAGTGGTTCGTTCTACGTTCGTCCGGGAAGCACGATCTCGCTGACCTACAGCGCGGCACCAACCTGGCAGTGGTTCGCTGCCATGTAACGGAAGGGAGGGTTGGCAGTGGCGCTATCGAACAAAGCGGTCCCGATCTATTACGGTCAGTTCCGCGCGGCAGTTCTTCGGGGTGAGATCCCGGTAAACCGTGAGATCTCGATGGAGATGAACCGCATCGATGCACTCATTGCCAGCCCTCACTTCTACTACGACGATGAGGCTGTCGAAGGGTTCATCCTCTACTGCGAGAACGAGCTCACCCTGACCGACGGAAGCGATCTCCACTTGCTTCCTTCCTTCAAGCTCTGGGCTGAACAGATCTTCGGTTGGTACTACTTCGTTGAGCGGAGCGTCTACGAGCCTGGTCCTCCCGGGAAGCCAGGACGCTATGTCAAGAAGACCATCAAGAAGAGGCTGACGACCAAGCAGTACCTCATCGTCGCGCGCGGGGCCGCTAAGTCTATGTACGCCCAGTGCATCCAAAGCTTCTTCCTCAATGTAGACACGTCGACGACCCACCAGATCACCACGGCGCCAACGATGAAGCAGGCTGACGAGGTGGTCTCCCCACTCCGTACCTCTATCATCCGGAGCCGCGGGCCGCTCTTCAAGTTCCTTACCGAGGGCTCTCTCCAGAACACCACCGGAGCGAGGGCTCTTCGTCAAAAGCTTGTCTCCACCAAGAAGGGCATCGAGAACTTCTTGACCGGATCTCTGCTTGAGGTCCGGCCAATGTCGATCGCCAAGCTTCAAGGGCTCCGGCCAAAGGTGTCGACGATCGACGAATGGCTTTCCGGTGACTTGAAAGAGGATGTTGTCGGAGCTGTGGAGCAAGGAGCGTCGAAGCTCGACGACTACTTGATCGTTGCCATCAGTTCTGAAGGAACTGTTCGGAATGGTTCCGGCGACACGATCAAAATGGAACTCGCTGACATTCTCAAAGGCGACTACTACGCTCCTCACGTCTCGATCTGGCACTACAAGCTGGACGAGCTCGAAGAAGTTGCCAATCCCGAGATGTGGCCGAAGGCAAATCCGAACATCGGTTTGACCGTTTCGTACGAAACC